GCAATCTGCCTCTATTAAGAGACAAAAGCGTACATTGATGAATTTCCAAAACACATTCTTAATCCCAATGATTAATAAATCAATGTGGAGAAAGATACAGTTTGATGTAGAGAGGTATCCTGTTAATGATTACAAGTTCATACCTTATTCTACAATGGGAATTATGGCTAAAGAGTTAGAGATGACACAAATGGTACAGATGTTACAGTCCATACCTAAAGATTCTCCAGCGTTTAATGTTATTCTACTAGCATTATTCCAAAATTCTTCTATTCATAATAGAGACCAGATAGTTCAACAACTAATGGCGGGCAGTCAACCTAATCCTGAGATGCAACAAATGCAACAAATGGGTACACAGTTGCAGATACAACAGGCACAGGCTGATATTCAGAAAACATTAGCAGAAGCTGAAGAAGAAAAAGCTAAAGCTATTAAATGGCAAGCGGAAGCTGCGGAGAAACAACCGAATGAGATTGATATTCAAGAGAAAATACTTAAACTTCAAAAAGATGCGATTGGCCTTGAGAAAACTAAAGCTGACATTGCAAATAAAAATTCAGAGACTGCTAGAAATATTCCAGAAGTAGAACATTTGAAGTCTGAGACGATATTAAACCTAGCTAATGCTAGAAAAGCTGGCAGAGAAGTAGCTGTTGGAGGAATGTATCAGTAAACCTGATGAGCAGTTTTTAAAAGATAGACAAGAATTATTTGAGACAGAGGGTTGGTTAGACCTGATGGAAGAATTAAAGAACATTGAAGGTAGTGTCAGAGATGTTGATACTATGAGCAGTGAAAAAGACCTTTGGCATGCCAAGGGCCAGTTACAGGTGTTAGGTTATTTACTTAGCTTAAAATCTGCAACACAGATAGCAGTGGAACAATCGGAAACGACACCACTATAATAAAATAACTTCATAACCCCAAGGGGCGGAGACCAAAAAAATGAGTATAGTAGTAGATGTAGCACCGGAAGGTGATGTACCAATAACAGAAACACAGGAAGTAATACAAGAAACACCAGAGGTTCAGGAAGAGATACAAGCTGAACCAGAATATTCACCTCCTGAGAAGTATGCTGGGAAATCATTAGAAGATGTAATTGGGATGCACCAGAATGTCGAGCAAGAATACGGCAGACAGGCTAACGAAGTTGGAAGTCAACGAAAGTTAATAGAACAACTCTTAGCAGCCCAAGAACAAGCTAATCAACCAACTATGCCAGCAGAAGAGCCTGTTGATTTCGAGGATAACTTCTATGATGACCCCGCAAAAGCGGTAAATTCAGCCATAGAAAATCACCCCGACATCATACGAGCCAAGGAAGAACGATTTAAAAATGCTCAACAGGCAAATTTAAGTCAACTGGAGAACACACATCCTGATTTTATGCAAGTTGTGGGGGATACAGACTTCCAAAAGTGGATAGGAAAGAGCAGTATTCGTACAGAGCTATTCCGCAAAGCTGATGCTGAATATGATTTTAATTCTGCAAATGAGTTAATTGGCACATGGAAACAAATATCCATGATAGACAAGACTAAAGAAGTAAAGAAAGCAGAAAAAGTCAAAAGACAGAAAGCAATGCGACAAACTAGTTCAGAAACTCGTTCCTCAGGTGATTCTGTTGGTGGTAAGAAAATGTATCGTAGGTCTGATTTAATCAACCTACAAGTGAGCGACCCCGGCAGATATGCTGACTTAGCTGATGAGATTCAGCTTGCATATATGGAAGGACGCGTTAGATAATAAAACTCAATAAGGAGAAATAAAGATGGCTTTAGGTACTAATCACAGTACTCTTACGACATCCGCTAATTTCATACCTGAACTATGGTCAGATGAAGTTATTGGAAGTTATAAGAAAAATTTAGTTGTTGCTAACCTTGTTACGAAGATGTCCCATAAGGGTAAGAAAGGTGATACCATTCACATTCCTACACCTTCTCGTGGTGCAGCTTCTGCAAAAGCAGCTTCAACTCAAGTAACATTAATCGCTGATACAGCTGGTGTTACAAACATATCAATCGACAAACACTACGAGTATTCAAAGTTAATTGAAGACATCGCAGAGGTACAGGCTTTAGCTTCAATGCGTAAGTTCTATACTGACGATGCTGGATATGCACTTGCTACTCAAGTAGATGATGATTTGTTTGCTTTAGCTGAAGGTCTACAAGGTGGTACAGTAGGTGGTTCAGGTGCAGCAGCGTGGGAGAAAGCAGTAATTGGTGGTGATGGTACTACACTATACACCGGTGGTTCTGCAAACGCTTCTGACATTACAGATGCTGGTATCCGTAGGATGATTCTTACACTAGATGACGCAGATGTTCCTATGGACTCTCGTGCTTTAGTAATACCTCCAGTAGCTGGAAGTGATATGTTAGCAATCAATCGTTATACAGAGCAGCAGTTTATAGGCTCAGGCGATGCTATAAAAACTGGTAAAATTGGTCAAATCTATGGTGTAGATGTATATATTACTTCTAACTGTCCTACTGTTGGAACAGATAGAGTTGGTATATTAATGCACAAAGATGCTATGGTATTTGCTGAACAGGTAGGCGTAAGAACGCAGACGCAATATAAGCAAGAATATCTTGGTGACTTGTTTACTGCGGATACTATTTATGGTACAGGCGAGCTTCGTAATGACGCTGGTGTAGCATTTGTAGTTCCAGCTAGCTAATAGTTAGTTAAGTGTAACCCCTTCTTACGAGGGGGTTATCATTAATTAACTAGGGAGAGTATATGCCTTTATGGGATTATAAATGTAAAGATTCCCACGTTACTAAAGAGATTCGTAAGTATAGTGACAGAGAAGAACCAACAGTCTGTAAGACCTGTGGAGAACCTTCTGAATTTGAACAAACTTTTGGTACAACTTTTATATATGGAAAGAACTATGATTCTTTTGCTTCGTTGAACCACAAATGGAAATTAAGAGAAAACAAAAGGTTAGGTAAAGGATGAACTGTGGAGAACAACATATGGACTTATTTGAAGATACTTCAAGTGGTCTAGAGTTAGACAGAATTAAAGATAAGATTCGTGCTATCTGGCAACAAATTGTACTTGCTCAATACTCAACTGAGTATAAAGACCAAAAGGACGATGATGAAGATTATGTATCTAAAGATGATTTCTTAGAACAAAATGCTTTATTCTTCCCCGGAGAAGATAGGCCAGAGAATGAAATAGAAAGTCTAGTAGATATGCTAGAGAATATGTTTAATGATAAAGAAGAATTAGAGCCGATAAGTAAGGAAGGTAAAGCACCTTCTTACAAAGGTTCAGAACTAAAGTCCAATAATGAAAAAGGGGATGTTGAAGTTACTACTTATGAAGTAAATCATAAAGCAACTTCTACTCCTTCAGATTCAAAAAGTCCAGTTAAATCAACGACTTATGATAAACCTAGTGGTGGAAGTATTTCTACTAGGAAAGATTCTGGAGTACAAAGAAGTTATGCCCCTATGCTTGAGAAGTTAGTAGAGCAGTTATTAGACTTAGATGAAAGAAGAGACGTAGGAAGAAGGAAACAACTGTTTAGATTATGAGAAGCGGACTGTATTGGAAGAAAGCTAAAGCTCTGGCAATGCTTGCTAATCGTAGGCAATGGCAGAGAGAATATTTACCTAGTGAAACTCCTTGGACAGAGATTGAAACCGGTGAGTCATACTTTATTGCTACAGAAACTTCAACAACGAACAACGAAACCATTATTATTGCGGAGGCTTAAATGGCAACAATTAAAATATCAGCTCTGACAGAAAAAAGTACCATGTCAGGGACTGAAGAAGTCCTAATAAATGATAGTGGTGCTTCTAAAAAGTTTTCAACACAAAGATTCTTAGATGTAAAAGATGATTGTAACACTCATGCCACTAATGCTAGTGCTAGTGCGGTAGCTGCTGCTGCTTCGGCTGCTAGTGCAGAGGCTGTGTTTGATTCTTTTGATGATAGATATTTAGGAGATAAGACAGCAGACCCTACTACCGATAATGATGGTAATGCTTTAGCAGAGGGAATGTTATATTTTAATACCACCTCTAATAATATGATGGTGTATGACGGAAGTGCGTGGATTACAACTTCTTCCGCTACTTTAGCCACATTAGATGTTTATAAGTTTACAGCTACTTCTAATCAAACAGTCTTTACTGGGAGTGATGACGCTAGTAACACACTAGCTATTAAACCAACAGCAGAGATAGTAGTGATGAATGGTGTAGTGCTTGAACCTACTGCTGATTATTCGGTCACACAAACCACATTAACTCTTACTTCAGGGGCAGCAACTAACGATGAAGTTAATGTTTATGCTTTCGGTAATTTTGAATTAGCTGACCACTATGATAAGACAGCTAGTGATGCTAGGTACTTACAACCTACTGGTGATGGTAGTAATCTTACTGGTATTAATACAGATTTAGTAAGTGATACTTCACCTCAACTTGGTGGTAACTTAGATGTTCAGTCTTATACAGTTGATGGTGTAGATATAGCGACCAGAGATGGGGTATTAACTTCAACTACAACAACTGCCAATGCTGCACTACCTAAAGCTGGTGGCACTATGACAGGTGCTTTAGACTTTGGTGATAACGTCAAAGCTAACTTTGGTGCTAGTTATGATTTACAGATATATCACGATGGTGCTAATAGTCGTATTGATGATATGGGCACAGGCGGCTTAATACTACGCGCTGACAATGCTATATATTTAAGGTCTACAGATAGTGAGAATATGGTTTACGCGGAGAAAGACGGCCCTGTAAACCTTTATCACAACAACTCCCAGAAACTAGCCACAACCTCAACAGGTGTTACTATTAGTGGTACTGTTACTGCTACATCATTTGCTGGTGATGGTAGCTCACTAACTGGCATAGAGGGAGTGCCTAGTGGAATTATATCAATGTGGTCAGGAGCAGCAGCAGCTATACCTAGTGGTTGGAACTTATGTGATGGAACAAACTCAACACCTAACCTAGTAGGTAAGTTTATTAAAGGTGGTAGTACAGCTGGCACAACTGGTGGTAGTTCAACTCACTCACACTCTCATTCATTAAGTGCTGGGTCACATACTTTGAGTACATCAGAGATGCCTAGTCATAGTCACACACAATATGTAGGTTCTTCAAGTAGTGGTAGTTCGAGAAGGGCAATGAGTGACCCTTCGGCTAGTGGTAATGCTGCGGTTCAGAATACAGCATCAACAGGTGGTAGTGGTTCTCACGCTCACTCATTGAGTGGCTCGATTGCAAACGGTAGTAATGAACCAGCATACTACGAGTTGTGCTACATAATGAAATCATAGGAGTAAACATAATGCAAGTAATGGTAGGTAAAGAGGATAGTGTTGTAGTAATAGATGGTGAGGCATTAAACTTCACCTTTACATTAGATGACAATATTTGGTCAATTCAATGGGATGGCTCAACAGGTGAAATTGAATATAACGATGACACTCCTAATTGGCAGATAACAGACTTCTCATCTTATCAATATTTGGTAGATGGACACGCTGCTGAAAAGCAAAGATTAGCTGATGAACAAGCACAAGAAGAGGCAGACGATATTGCTAATATGACTTATGCAGATAAGAGAGAAGCCGAGTACCCACCAGTCGAGGATTACCTAGACGGAATAGTTAAAGGTGACACAGCACAGGTAGACAAATACATAGCTGACTGCCAAGCGGTTAAAGACAAATATCCCAAGGAGTAACTTATGAGTAAAGCAAGAGACTTAGCAGATTTAATAGTAGGTGATGGAGGATTAACACAAGTTAATTTCACGACTGCTGATAACACTAAACTAGATGGTGTGGAGGCTTTAGCAGATGTAACTGATACAACTAATGTTGTTTCTTCTTTAAGTGGTGGTACTAATGTTACTATTGCTGGGGATGGTACTATATCTTCTACAGATACCAACACAACTTATAGTGTAGGTGATGGTGGACTTACTGAGATTAACTTCACAAGTGCTGATAATACAAAATTAGATGGTATTGAAACTTCAGCTACTTCTGACCAGACACAATCAGATATTAACGCTCTAGGTATTACAGCTACAGGTGTAGACTTAGGTAACTGGACATTAGAAGAAACTGGAGGTGTTCTTTATTTCAAAACACTAGGCACATCAAAACTAAAACTAGATGCTAGTGGTAATTTAACCGCTGTTTCGGATGTGACAGCTTACGGAACTATGTAAGGAGAAGATATGGGATTACAGACCTCTGGTGCAATATCTTTAGGCGATGTAAATGTCGAGTTAGGCAATACTCGTACCGATGAAATATCAATGGACTCCTCTGCTGTTCGTGGATTATTCGACAGAGAGACAGGAGGCTCACCCGTTGGAATGGGTACTCACGGATATGGTAAGGCTAACGCTACTGCTTTGTTAGTAACATCCTCTCTAAATAATTATGATATTGGTGCTGCTGCAATAGCTGCTGGTGGTGACAAAGACACTTCTGTTACATTAACGATAGCTAGTGGTGTTGTAATTGGCTCAACTTCAACCTCTACACCAGCAATGATAACTGGTACTGGATGGGGTGCTGGAACTACTATAACTATAACTAATAATGGTAGTATCGTTGGAGCGGCTGGTACTAATACTTCATCAACTTCCGCAGCCACAGGTGGTAATGGCGGTTATGGCACAAGGGGGTATCCTTATAGCACTGGTGCTACTCCTGGTAATTCTGGTTCTGCTGGTTCTACAACTTCTGTAGATAGTGCAAATAATGGTGGTGATGCTTTCCAACATTCTCAAACAGCTGACAACAATTTAGCTGTTGTGTTCTCAACTGTAGGTACTCGCTCTGCTGGCTCTGCTGGATATAAAGCAAATACAGGTGGCGGTGGCGGAGGTGGGGCGACCCAATCCAACGGCACAGGAGGCGGAGGCGGAGGCGGAGGCGGAGCTGGTTATGGAAATGGAGGTAGTTCTGGAAACCGTGGCGGAGGTAATATTGTTTGTAATAAAGTAAATAGCACAGCTGGAAATGCAAATGGTGGTGGAACTCCTGGTACTGGTGAAGGTAAATATTGGAGTAATGGTCACGGGTATGGCACACGAGGTGGATATGGCGGAAATGCTGG